CTAAACTCTTGGAAAGTAAAGGATCTATGCCTTAAGATCTGTGCTGCTAGTCCTCTAGTAGTGTTGATCTCAAGTGTCATATGTGCCTGTTCAAATACAGACCAGTGACCGTGCTTGATGCAATAACCTAAGAGTTTCTCAACATTAGGATTGTCTTGGTTCTTAGGGTTGGATACTCTTGCGATGTATCCTATAGTTTTTTCAGCGTCAGGTGTAACACTGACGAGACATACTTTAGTCTTTGTCATTCTGTAGAAACCTAGTCATAGTAATTATACAAAAAGCGTGAAGGTAATTTATCGCCTTCACTCCAAAAATATAAGGCATTGTATAGTTCCATAGAAACATCCATAACAGTGGTCCTATCAAGTATACACCAATAAATTTCCCTACCATTGCAGAGGTAACTAACTCTTTAGCAACCTCTTCGGGAACTTCTGCTGCCCTATCTACTTTCTTCTTAAGATTATAAAAGTTACTCATACCCTTTTCTCTTCTTCCAGTCAGCATACATTCTACCGTAAATCATACCTTCATTAGTTTTTAATGGAGAACCCTCAAGGATCTCTTGTTCCCTGACAGTTCTGTTTCCATCATTCATTGTCATATCGTACTCGCTCTCCCAGTGTTCAATTTCTTCACTCGGAATCCGCATCTGGCTTCCTCCGCTTACGTTTCTTACGTGGTGGAGTAGGTGTAGTATTCCACTGTTGAGGTTTAACTCTACCTTCAGATTGCTTCAACCACTTGAAGTTCTTCTTGTACTTGTCATAGTAATGATCAAACAATTCAACTGCTTGACTACCCATAGCAATGTCGTGCTGAACTTTACCATCCACTTCATACTGTACTAAGTACGCAGTGTAAGGTAATTTTCTATCTTCAGCAAGTTTTGGATCGCAGTTCTCGTGAATAATATTCACTTGCTACGACCTCCCCATTTGATTTCAGGGAACGCTTCCGTTACCACTGCTTTAGTAATTCTATACTTCTTACCAAGTTGCTTGTCTTTAACAAGACATAAGATTGATGCTTCATCCTTGTGTAATCCTTCACACATTTGAATGAACATCGTCTCTCTCTTAGTACGAGATAGATTATCAGCACCACCTTTAACAAAGTAGTAGAACTTCCTTGACTCTAACGCTAAGTTAGTGTGCTCAGTTCCTTGAGGTGCTTCATTAGGTCTATAAGGTACTTCACCTTCAGGGATGACAGAAGTAACACTGTCATCATAGTTCCAAATAAATAGAGACCTCAATGCTTGACTGTTATTTGATTGAAGAATTTTAATCTTCTCTGCTTTAGTCTTAGCATTGTGTGCCTTCTGAATAATTTCAGATAACATCAGTTTCATAGTAATTCCAAGAAATTAATTAATCGTCGTCATTGTCATCTATTGTAGCATCATCATCGACGAGACGCAAATAGAGTAACTCTGACTGATCTACGTTTCCATCTTCATCTAACATCTCAGGGTGTGTAATTGACTTAGCATATGCTGCGTTGTCAATGTATGAGTCAAGATAACTCTTACCAATAAAGGTAACAACCACACCAAGGAGGAAAGATCCAAAGAGTGCAAAGGTATAAAGTGAACCTATTACTTCTTCCATAAAAACCTCCTAGATCTTAGTTCTATTTAGAGGAAACCCTGAGTCCTAAACAAATTGATACTTTCATTGCAACCTCCTAACTTTTTACCATCAACTACAAGTTGAGGGAAGGTAGCACCACGTCCAAACTCTGAATAGAATTGATCACGTGTGAAGTTCTCTTCAAGTTTATACTCTACATAGCTCCAACCTTTCTCATTATATACTCTTTTTATCTTTGTGCAAAATGGGCAACCGTCTTTAGTATAGATTGCAGTATTCTTAGGTATAGCCATAGGGTTTTAAAGCAATAAAAAAGGGTGGAGAAAATCCCCACCCAGTATATATTATCTAATGGACGTTTGTCAATTAGAAAGTGAACTTAACACCTGCTTTTGCTCCCCAGTTGATTAGAGAGTCGCCAGATGTATCTTCGTCAGTGATGCCTGAAAGCTCACCGTATACAGAAGTAGCATCAGCAAGAGCATAAGATACTCCAACCTTACCAGAGAAATCTGTATCTGTATCAGAAGCAGCTTCGCTATGAGTAATAGCTGGACCACCTTGTACGTAGTAACCTAGTTTACCTGTTCCATTTACTCCCTCGTAACCTACGTGGATGTCGGTTGTAGCACCAGAATAAGCTCCATCAGGATAGCTTAAGTTTGATTCGACATTCACATATGGACCAGCAAAAGCTGCACCAGCGAGAAGGAATGGAGATGCTGCTACTGCAGCGATTGTTGATTTAATAGACATTTGTTTATGTTTATATCTCGCAAGGACATAAAAATACCCTGCGGATGATAACTCTCTCGACATAGAGAGTTGTTTTTGATCCAACGCAGGGGTACGATCTTTCGAGTCCTTTGTTAAGAAGTATTTATAATACTATAGGAGTGTGATAACCGTCAAGTGGCTTGTGACAGTTCACGAATTGGCACAAGCTTAAGGAACTGTTCATTCATATTATAGAACAACTTATAGTTCTCAGTAGTCAAATAATATCCTATGATCTCATTGCCATCGCAATGGTATCCATATCCTTGTAGTTTTTCATTACAACCATCGATCTTGAGTGTCCTATTAGGATTTTCGAGGTAGTGATGGTACTTTTCGTCAAGATTGATCATCGTTTACCTCCTTTAGTAGTGTCTCGCAATATTCAATCACCTGTTCTCTGTACATTATGAGTTCATTATAACAGTTCTGATTGTGTGCACAACTCCTGAGTTTAGTATCAGGTTTGTGTAGACTTTCCAACAGAAGGGTCAGTCCCCTCTGTTTCTGTTCCTTTATGCTCATCCTGGACAGTTTGTGTTGGTTTCGTTATATTATATAGTGTTTTATCCAATCTTGCAACCTCTGCTAAAGGACTCTTAAAATATCGTCGTATTTTCTTAAGTTCTTTATTCATTTTTGTTTGGTCTCCATCTGCTCTCTTCAATCCTCTGTTGATTGCTTGGAGTTCCATTGTTGACTTTAGTAGTCTCCTATCTGCTGCATCCATTAATCTACCTCCGTTGCTAGGATGTCAAACCACCTCGATTGAGTTGGTACATAGCTGTTTTGATTACTATACCACACCTGACTGTTTTTGTCGTGCATTGACTGATAGATTGCATACCTAGCGTTACGTTGGAACCTTGCGTTGGTAGCATCTCTTACCTGTACCTTCTTAGGTAGTCCAGTCTGCACTGGGAAGTATGGTGAGTTTGGTTCCTTACCATTAGTATATTGCAATCTTTCAGGTGGCCAAGAGATCTGTTGTATGTGTCCTTCAGCATACCTCTTACCGTAACTTGTTACTGAGTGGATCCTTATGTTACCAAACCATCCATACTTCTTAAACTTATATGTATCACCTGCTTGATAGTACTCTTGTCTGGTAACTCTTATACGTAATCTATATTCCAATCCATTCTTCTCCTTATAATCTGTAAAGAATAGGACATCATTACCTAGGAGAGATTGTTGTAACCAATATTGATGGAAGGACTCTGCCTTACCTGTCTTATACCTAAAGAAACTAGCAAAGATTGAATCCATATTAACTACGAACTCATTAGTCTGTATAACCTGTTGATCTACAACCAATACATCTAACTGTCTAGGTGTTGATTGATCTCTCTCGTGTGATGCTTGTATCTTAAGGTCTTGAATCCTACCTTGTGTGCTGCTAGTTGCAGGACATTCAATGTCATTGATACCTGTGACCTTAAAACCTATGTAATAAGATCCAACATATTTGGATAGACCAGTAGTCTTATTATACTTACCAACAAATAATTTACACTCATCATCAACATAGTATCCACCCTTACCCCAGTCAATTACTTCTACCAACTTCCAGTTAGTCTCTTCAGCCTGAGCATCGTGGACTGTCCATTGAAGTTTAACTGTGAAATCATAGTCACCAGTCGTAATAATATATCCTGTGTCACCAGTAGTCATATCTTCTATTGGTGTACTTCCAATAACTTTAAGTTCACTGACCTGATTTGCACCACGTACTTGTAGTTCATTGGTATTAACTACTTGATTAGTCATCACAGTAGTATAGTTCTCTTTAGTTACATCATCACCATCTTCTTCAAAGTTAAACAACTGAATAGTATAAGGTAAACCACAAGGTTCTGTTGGTTCGTGTGATGCTAAGTTACCATCGTTCTGTGCAGGGTTATTAGTTCTGTAACTACTTGACTGTGTTATCAACAATAACTCCCAAGTGTTTAGGAACTTCTTAGTACTAGCATCCCTTAATGACATAGCAGGTGAAACCCTACCATTATAATGTCCTGAGTCTATAGAATCTAACTTCCAAGTGATACGATCACCTTCTTCTACACTGAAGGTCAGTAAAGGTGTACCAATCTTCTTCCACTTACTTACATCTTCTTGCTTCGTATATATTTGAGTACCATTCTTATGAAGTGACCAAGTAAATTTAGTACAGTCACCCCAACCACCTGTCATACCACCGTGTGATCTGATCTCTAAGTCTGCATCCTTAAGTGCAGTAACATTCTGTGTACAAGCAGTACTGAATGCAACAGTACCAGTACAAGCAGCACATCCATAGTCATTCTCTCCTTCCATCTGTCCACACTCAGTCCTTGTCATTGAACAACTGACAAACTGTTGATCAAAGACTCTCTCTTCACACTTATCAACAGAAGTGATGTCCTCATAGACTGGGTTGGCATCTCTATCAAAGACATAGCATTGTATTCCTTCATAAAGATACTCACTATCTCCATAACGTAAATGATATGACTGTTTCATATCATTATAATCATCGTCACCATTTAATAAGTCTTCCCAATATTGCCAAGTTCTATCAGGCCACTTGGTCATATCTTTACCACCAGGATTCAAATGTTTTTGTGAGAACCAAGTATTATTATTCTGTGCAGATCCACTCTGGTCTACTCTCCACCCACCATTAAGGGTACTAAAAGTCACTGCATCACCACGAGAAGTTCCACGTCCATCTCCGTCAGGTATCATAAAGAATCCTAATTTGCAAGGGATGTATTGATTCAGTTCATCAGCTGGTACTTTATAAGTGAACGTACCACTAGCATCAGTTGCGTTCTCTAGTATAACTCTACCGTGTATAGGTTCATCGTTAGCATTAGTCAAATAGAATCCCATTGTATTGTCATAGGATGCTGAACCCTGTCTACAGTTGAAAGTAAAGTTTAAATATGTTTCTGCCTTACTTGTCAGTTGATAGTATCCTTCCTCTAGGTTAGCTTCAATAGGAGGACCACCGATAGGAGTCAGAGTATACATATGATCTTGACTTTCAGGGGAGTAATACCTATAAAGAGCCACAGGAGTTTCTCCATCCATCATTTCTGAGATCATATCCTGTTTGTCTGTGAACCCGTAGAACATTATCTCATCCCGTGCACCGAACCCTTGAGAATCCATCGTTGCTTTCTCACCAGCTGGGTCAGTGGTAAGCATATGATCTACTGCTTGAGATGAGTATGACACGTACACAGGGAACGCACCACGTGCCTGTTGCACGTTGTGTGCATAGAACATAGGTGTACTGTTCTGTATGTACCCAGCTGGGGCTGTCGGGCTCAAGCTGTACATATGATCAGAAGATATGTTGCTAGATAGAATACTAAACCTACCGTTAACATCAGAACCGTGTCCATCTCTGAATACGACAGTCTTATTAGTACCATACTCTTGATTCACCTCAATATTATATCCACCAGTGGGGTGTAAACCTCCATAAGTTATTGGATAATTTCCTGCGGTTAATGAGAGAGTCTTTGTCGTCTTTCCACGGGTACCTGAACGGGTGAATGTAGTACCATCAACAGTGATAGTATCTACTGCAGTACCAGCAGTATACTCTTGATCTTTCCATCTATGCTCCAAGGTACAGAGACAAGTACCACTACCTGTTACTGTAATAGTATCTTTATCACTAAAACTAGCAGTAGCTGTAGGAGTAGCACCTAAGATGTGTTCGTATACTGGTACTCTATCTGTTACACAATCCTGTACACATATTTTCTTTGTCGTACCAAACATTGAAG